ACTGCCCACCCGGATAATTAAAATACCACAATCCATCCAAATACCAACCCCATTGGTCGTTATACTCGCAGTAGCATTGATTCAATCCAATTAATCTTGATGCATCTAATTTAGATGTAACTATTAACGCATTGCCATTTTCATCAAATGTAATAGCATAAGTGTTATCCTGTAAATATTCTGTTGCTGAATTAGCTTGCAAATTTTCACTCATTGGATACAATATGCCTCCGCAGAATAAAGAAATGCGAACCCAATTGACATAGTCAGGAGGTAACACAAATTTTAAATTATCACCAACGCTTAATTGCAAAGCATTGATAACACGATTGCCATCATACTGCAATTCTTGCAATCCACGTTTAGCGTGAAATAGGATTTTGTAGCGATTTATGTTATTTAACAAATCGCCATCATCCACGTACATTAATTGGAAATTGTTAACAATCTCCTTTAATGTGACATTTTGGTAAGTGCCCCAGTTTTTGTCTGTAGGTGCTACCCCATCATTGGTGTAATATTCTTCTTGAGTCATTATTGTGCCATTTGATCCATGTAAGCTTCTTCAGATTTAGCATTAGCAACAACTTCTTGTTCTCTAATACTAGTACCAGCGTACTCACATATCTTAACAACTAATTTTGGAAAGTCTGATGTTGTTAATTCAAAATCTTGATAGTCGTTAGCACTTTGATTAAACAAAGGACTACCGTTCACCATTGTATATGTCCACTTAGGATCGTATGGGAACCGTATATAATACGTTTCGACATTATTAGTTATAGTCAATGGATAAACAGTTATACTGTTTCCTTGCATAACATATGCTGGATATAAAGTATTTGGTGCTGTTAGATTTGACTGCAACAACTTATATACGTTTCTTTGATCAACGTGCTCAATTTCTTTGTCATTATAATACAATGCATTAAGCAAAAACCAACCTGCTGGCATTGCAAAAGTTTGAGTACCTGAACTATAAACTAATGGAACATTCTTTGAGAAATAGTCAATAGTTTGATCCAACTGCTTGGTAATATCTGAATATCCAGATGTTTCCAACCCTTTGAAATCAGAAAGTTTTGAATTTCTAAAATCAACAAAGTATTGGTTAAAGATTTCCAACTGAGCTTGCTTGGCAAACGAGTTGAATTCTTCAGGAGTTATATATCCATTATTATCCTTGTTAATAATAGACATCACAGTATTTCTAACAGAATTTATCATGATGACAAAGATATAAAAAAAGGAGGACTTTTGTCCTCCCTCTTGTTACTTGGTGTATCTCTTCTCAATAACTTTGTATAATTCAATACCATCGTCACTTTGTAGATAAGCAGTCAACAATTTAATTGGGTCATCTCCAAAAGGAACACCCATTAGTTTCTTTTTATTGTCTGGCAAATTAAAGTAGATATCACGTTTATTGTTCTTTAACATAAACAAGTTGTCTTGTAATGCTTTAGCCGCAATGTTTTGTAAACGTAACTCAGGATCATTAGTCATTTGCAAGAACTCGTCTGGATTGTTACGTGCGTACATTAATACATCACGCTTCAATTCTTCGCTTGATAAACGATCAACACGAGAACCTAATACAATACGGCCAATAGCTTCACGTGTAGATATGTCTAAATTAATAGCAACATTTTGTGCTTCTAATTGAACCATCATCCAATCAATCTGCTCAGTTGCATCTTTTCTAGTATCCAACTCTTGGAATATAACACCATTATCTGGGTGGTATTTTAAGAATTTTTGTAATACTTGATTGTTTTTTGGTACAGTAAGTACGCCATCTTCAAAGATAATTGGTTCTAAGATAGCGTGGCCATCTTGCTCGTCTTCAAATGGTGACTTCTGATTACGTGCATAACGCAATGGACGATTTTGTCCTGTTTCCTCATCGAAATATAATAATGGCTTACGAGCTGTGTTTCTCGAATTCAACATTAACGACATTGGAAATGTTTTTCTTTTTAGGACATAGATTTTGTCCTCGAGTACTAATTTTGACATTTGATTTTAATTTAAATTTTTAAAAAAGAAATAAGGGGAGGATTGCTCCTCCCCAATATTTTACTAAGCTTCGAACAAGAAGAAGTTATTCGCACCAAGTGTACATAAAGCACGCTCAGATAAGAAGTTAACCTCCATTGCATCTAGATCGCTAGTTTGAGCACCACCGGCAGAACCTGTGATCCAAGTCTTGTAGCGACGATCTTCAGTCTCAGAAGCACGGTAACGAACGTGTAAGAACGGACGTTTAGCGTTTTTACCTAAGATTTGATCGTATACTGAAGTAGAACCTGCAGGTACCAAGATACCATTGATAGCTCCACCTACGATTCCACCACGAAGAGTAGCATCGTTCAAGTATTTCCAGTCAGTCTTGTAGAAGTCATAACCACGCTTGAAGCCTTTGAAACCTAAGTTCAAAGCCATGTTCTCATCGTTGTTAAACAAACCGTAAGAAGTACCGTTAGTACCGTAAGAGTTCTGAGAAGCCAACATATCATCGATATCGAATGAGAATTGACGATTCAAGAAAATTACGTTCTCTTGGATAGCACCTTGCTTGTCTAGACGTTGGATGATTGAATCGAAGTCTGACAATGTAGTAGGGTTACCACCTGCCCATACGTTACCACGAGTTGCAACAGCATCAAATAAACCTTCAGTACCAGCAGCACCAGGTTGTACGTTTGAAGCAGCAACTGTTAAGTAAGCCAAAGCACCTGAACTAGCCTCAGCAGGAACACCTTCAACCATTGACATCTCTAAGTAGTCTTCGAAACGTAAACGAGTCTCGTGCTCAGATTTGATGTACCATAAGTATCCAGTAGCACCATTTTCAGAAGTTACTTCAACCCATCCGATTTGAGCCATGTCAGAACCAGATACTGTGTACTTGTCCTTGATGATGATAGGCTTGTTCTCGAAGAAGATGTCTTCTGATTCTAATGAACCAACCATTCCAGTAGATCCTTTAGTGTATTCAGAACCGTAAACGAAAGCAGTTGATACAGTAGATGCAGCAATTGTTTGTCCACCACCTGCGTAGTAAGCTACAGTAAAGGTATCATTAGCAGAGTCAACTGCAGTAATGATTGCTTTATCAGAAGCAGAACCAGCGTTAGCTGACAAGAATACAGTTTGGTTAACACGGAAGTTAACTGTTACGTTAGAATCATTCACAGTCCATGTTGCAGTATCAGCACCAGCTACAGCTGTAGTTGTTACGTTAACATATTTTGTGTGTAAACGTCCTTGCTCTGCCCACTTAATTAAGTCAGAGTTAGACGGCATCTCAGCTCCTACTAAACGTAAGAAAGATGCAATAGAGCGATTACCATAACGCTCGAATTCTTTCTCATAAGTATCTGGAAGATACTGATTCATGAAGTCGAAGTTGGTAATGTAGTTTGTAGGCAATGTTGCCTTTACCGCTGAGGGTTGTAATTGAAAACCCGGGGTACTTTGAACTGATCCAGCCATTTTAAAAAATTAGTTTTTTTGGTTTTAAAATTATTTAATCCGGAGCCTATTCCCATGATCATTATCCAAAGCGGTAACTTTAAATCCACCTTTATCAAGTGGTTGTCCTGTTGTACGAACAGAGCCCATGTCGATATTCTTGCTTTGTTTAGCAGATTGGTCAATCGCATCAGCTTTACCTTGTTCGTAAAAGAATTTAGCAAATGAATCGGGATTCATAGCTACTGCTATCGTCTTGTGATAGGCTTTGGCATCCTTGATATATCCATTATCATCAACAAAATTTGTGAAGAATTTGGAAATATCCATTTGTTTGTTTTTTAAGTCATCCGCATTAGCTGGTTTCCAAGACACATCCTTATCTCCAATACCGAACTTGAAACCTTCAAATTCATTAGAGAATAATTCATTAGTCTTTTGCACAAAGAATTCGGATTTCTTTGCTTGCTCCTGCTGTTGAGCAGAAAGCGTACTCATGTATTCCTTATAAGATCGCAAAGCCTCTTGGTCTTCAGAAGAGACAGAAGATGTACCAATCGACTCGAGTGGTGCTCTGTACTTTTCTTTTTGTTCCTCGAAATACTTTGTTGCCTTAGTAAGTTCTTTTTTAAATGCAAGTTTTTTCTTCTTGATGTCACGTTCGTCATCAAGGTCTTCGTCATATCCGAATTTATCAGCCATTTCATATTGGATGTCATCGTCATCCAACTCAGGATTCATCTCCTTAAAATATGTAGCTAACAAACGCTCAGGTTGCTCTGATGAATAATCCTGATTAACACGATAGAAGTCTTCTAGTCCACGCCCTGTCTCTTTTTTGAAGCGATAAAATGCTTCAACATCCTCAGGAAGTAATTCCTTTTGAGGCTCAACAGGTGTAAACAAATCATCTAAAGAGTTAACCTCTCTATTATACTTGCTTTTCAAATATGAAAGAACGTCTTCATCGCCAAATGATGACTGCGGAGTTGATTGCTCTTCTCCTGATCCTAATGCTGTGTCGGGTTCAGCAGATAGATCAACTTTAACTTCTTCAGATGTTTCGAACTGCTCGATACCTGTTTTTTCCTCATGTACTTTAAGTAGAGTCTCTTCTACTTCTTGGACAGACTTTTCCTCAAAGTCTACCAGTTTTACTTGAAAATTTTCCATTATTATTTAATTTAATTTGCACAAAAGTAGTAATAAATTTTATCTTGGATTAAACTGCTCTAAATCAAAGCCATCTAATGAATCTTCCTCAGACTCAAAGTTCATAGCAGGTAAGTCTTTTTGGCGTTGCTCAATTAACTTAGACTGCTGTGTTGCTTGTAATTTAGTTCTATTATCCTTAGCTTTTTCCCTGTCTGTCTCCAACTGCTTAATCTTATCTACCTCCATTCCTTTAAGTTGCATATTATAAGAAAATTCAACTTGCATTAATTGCTCTTTAATCTGAGCCTCTGCCTGCATACGTTGAATATCAAACTGCATTTGAGCTTGAGCAAGTTGTGCTTTAGCTTGTGACTCTGCTTGAACCTTTTGTAGTGTAGCCTGAGCAGATGCTTGAGATGACTGAATGTTTCCTTGAGTTTGCATTTGAATTTTAGCTTGCTCATTCTTCATGTCTTCTTGTTGCTTCTTCTTACGCTTTAGCTTAAGCAATTCATTAGCCAACTTAAGATTCTTCATCTGACGAATATCAATAGCATCTTCTAAACTAATTTGGTCACGTTGCATGGCAACTTGAATATTAGCCTCTAATTGAGCCTTTTCTTCTTCATCAGGTGCTACTTCGATAAACACACCAAAATCATGTAAATACAAATGCTTGATTTCATCTAAAACACCAACTGCATACTTACCAATTTGCATAGTAAACTCTTCTTTAAAATCAGAGTATTCTAAAATATCAGCAATACGGCAAGATAATGCTTCCGATAAACGCTTAGTAATAAATAAACTTCCCTCCAATATATGGCGAGTAGCTGTGTTTGAATTAAGAGCTGCAAGTTTTTGTACACCTACCAATGCATCAGGGTTTGGAGTTGATGCATCTCTAGCTTCATTTAACCCGGTAACATCCCTGATCATTGATAGGTACTGATTGTATGCATTAATCAATGCAGTAATTTTTCCTTGTCCGCTATTAGTATTAAGTTCTTGAATCGGTATTTTCCCATGGTTAAGATCACCATCTACGGTCATACTTCTACCAATAACACTACCTGTTTGGAAGTATAAACGCAAGGCATCTTCTGGATTGTAGGCAGCACCTGTACCCAAGTCAACTTCATTGATACCATCTGCATCAATGTAAACACCATCAGGTACAACACGCTGTAATACTTGTTGCAACTTTAAATGGGTCAATTGAATTAAGTCTGCAAAAGGAATCATTCTACGAGTCAATGACTCAATAACTCCTTTATACATACGTGGTGCTACAGCAATGTACTGAGGCAATGCATATTGAGATGCAGACTTAGGACGAACCATGTTCTTAGCAAGTTCCCACTTAAGCAAGTAACTTGATCCCATAACCATTACACCTTCGTACCAAACATCGATACGTTTTTCTATACGTTCAAAACGCTCCTCCATCCCTTCCGGAACTTGGAAGTTTTCATCCTTCTCAATTACTCTTGTTCCTCCGTTGTCTGTGTATTTCTTTTTATAAACATATGTCTTATCGGTTTTGTAATTGAAATACATAAGCGTAACAACATCACGATTAAATAAATCACTACGATAAGGACGAAGTACACCATAATAATTATACCAAGCTGTACCAAGTTGTTGAATTTCTGCCAACTCTTCATTAGTAATATCTGGCTTGATTTTAATAAGTTCAGTAATCGGTACTTGCTTAACTTCACCAAAATAGAAACAATCGTCAAATGTTGGCGATTCCGTGTAACTATATACCATATTAGCAGGGTCAACATATTCTACCCTAACTCCTGTTCCTGGAACAAAAGAATGTTTGACCATCCCAATACCAATAGTAGTAATATCATAATCAACTCGTTTTCTTATATCGCTATAATGGTTAACATCTAAAATTGTATTTATTGCCTCCTCTTCTGCAATCTCAATAGCAGGCTTATATCTAAGTTGCATATAAAGATTTAATTCTTGATCATTTTCAGGTAAATCTTGAAGAGGAACATTAAATGCATCAATACCAAACTCTTGCTGTGTCTGAATTAAAAATTCTTTTGACACCATATCAGCCTCAACCATCTCTTGGAATTGAGTTCTTCTTTCCATAGACATAGAATCCTGTGCATATGTTTTTACCTCAAAAAGGCGGTCATTCATTCCATTAACTACGATATCAACAAACTTAGGAATAATGGGCACAGGAGTCCAGTCTAAGTTAATATGCGACATATCGCCATCAACTTCGAATTGACTTTTATATTTTGCGATTGATTGTTCACCACGAGCATATAGCCTAATGCGGTGAAAGTCAATCCATTGAGAATAGTAGCGACAATTGTTGCCTGTCTTGGCAAACCATTCCCACATGATACTTTGTCCTACTTTTAATCCAAACTCTTGAGATGCTTTCTCTGCATCCGTTGCCAACTGTGTTGGGAAGTTGGTCGGATTAATCATTATTAAAGGGTCGTTCATATATTTTTCAGTCTACTCGCTGAACCGCTGTTATCGTATCTTGCAAATTTAATGCTAATTTTTGACTCTTTTTTCTCGGGCAGGTAAATATGCTTTTGGTTAGCCATAATCGCTAATCCTGAACTGATAGAAGCATCATACTTTGTTCTATCGTTCACATTAAATTTAGACCAATCCAATAGAGTTCTAGTAAATGGCATATCGCCAATTTCGTCAGGATTCCTGTATGTTCCTTCTAGGTCATATCCTACATACTTCTCAATGTAAGTTCCAATCCCAGCTGCGTGTGCTTGTTTCATATCCTCACTCGAGGATGGTATACCGCCAATCTCAATCTCAGTAAATGACAATTTAGTTTTGTGCTTGTCAGGTCTGTTCATTGAGAATCCTCTATAGCCTCTATTCTTAAAGTGGTACAGCAAACGAGCTTTGTTATTCTCGGCAAGTATTGGCATACCATAAAATACACAAGCCATCAGTACTTCTTCAAAGAATGTCTCAGCTGTCTGTGGACGAGCAATGTATTCTAAGAAGAACGCATTTGACGGAGCATTCGCCATATTGAACTTAGTAAGACCGTGAAGAGAGCCATTCGACCCACCAAAAGTAGCACCCGAAATATCGTAAGGGTCACATCCAAATGCCCCGATGTGTTCGTTGAGAGGATAACGTGTTCCATTTTTAGTTATAAAATTATTACGCAATGCAATTTCAGGTATCCATGATACCAAGAATCTACCATTCTTATCTGGTGTCCAAATAACCTCTGTATCTTTCTCCCCATTTTTCCAATGAAAGAATCCACGAGTTAATACGTGATCCTGTATTAGCCCATCGTTATAATCAATCTGCTGATAGATTTTAGTTAAATTATACAAAGATGATTTAGTCTCATCACGGAATGCATGAGACTCTGTTCTTGGGAACTGTCGATAGAATTCATTAAGTGCATCGGGATTTGCTTTTAATGAGGATACCTCATTATTCCAATACTCAATAACACCTTCTGTTATCCAAGTTCCTTCTGCTGACTTTACCGGCTTTTCAGGTTTCTCTAATACTGCGTGACCGTATTGATCAATGTATCCCTCAAAGTTATACTCCATCGGTATAAAGAGCGAATAAAGACCCGATATAGTCTGACCGTTCTTGTTTCTTTTTGTGACGTCTGAGTCATAATATAATTTTTTATAGTTTTCTCCACCTTTATCTAATGCGTTCGATGTAGAACCCATCATACACTTACCAATGATCCTGGCACCTAGACGAAGACAAGTCTTACGAATACGCCAACCATTTTCAATGTTCATTGGCTTTTCTAACTTAGCAGCCTCATCCTCAATCAAGAAACGAAGCTTCTCACCATCGTACGAGTTGTCTGCTGTGTTACGCCAGTCAATAGATGTATCTAACCCATCCATCGCTT